AGGATCTATAGTGGAAGACCATGCAATACTATCTTCCGTATACGCACACAAATAACCGCCTGACGCCACAACACCTAATACATCAGATGTAGATAACCCAGTTAGTGTAACTTCTGTAAGCTCAGGTGCTGTTTCATCAAATGTGTAACAGCCTACAGTGTCGAAATAGATATAACTTACACCATTTACAGTACCTGTAGTTATAGTGTATGTACGCTCTATAGTTGGCGGAGTAGTCGGAGGTGGAGTAGGTAAGAAATCGGGTAACTTAACCCAATCTACAGGTGTAGCATTTAAATCTAGTAAGTATGCATTATTCTTAGTAGTAAACGCTAGCGTGAATTTGTTCTTATCTGTGCTGTACACAATGCGGTTAGTTACAACAAATTCATTCTCTTCTAATATCTCTATAGGTGGAATGGAATATACTATCTCTGTGCTATTGTAACCTTGTCCTGTAGGCATTACATTATGACAGTACGCTACGGCAGGTGCAGAAGGATCTACTTCTCCTGTGCTGTTATTAATAATTGTTTCAGGTTGATTAATAGATAGTAGCGGAAAATTAGTCTGAGACACATTTATAGCATATTCTATAACTGCCATAATGTAATACCTTATTGTTTGTTAGCCGAAAAACTTCGTAATTTCTGACTTGAATTTAGTGATAATATAGACCATAGCAGCTCCTACTACACTGAAGCCACTGGCCCATTTAAAGAATTTCTGTAAGCTGTTAATAACTTTCCAGGTTGTTACTACTCCTTCAGTATTATCTTTTAAGGTTTCTACAGATTTCTTTATATCCTTTACAGCTGTTAATAACTCCTGCATATCATTATCGCGTTTGTTATCTTTAGCTATATACTTCTCTAAAGTGGACTCTAGCAGTTCTAATCTAGCCATAGCATCTGCAATCTCTCGTATAGTGTATTCGTCTGGCATTGTTTGTTTCCTTGTACAAAATACTACTCATTGCACATACCCTATTTCTTAGGGTTAGTTTCTATATCTGAATCTTTCTTCTTTTTAAGGAAGCTAGCTAGCTTACCATACGCATCATTTACCTTTTCAATAGCAAAGTAGAATGCAAGTATAAGTAAGAAGTACGGCCCAAGTAACTCAGCTGTTTCTAACATTTCACCAGAGCTAGTTCTCATAGCCTCAGTGATTAACTTAGCTTTATCTTGGTCTTCCATAAATAGTAGAAACCATCCGCTAGCTAGTACCTTACCAAACAGTCCAGACATAACACATATTAAGAAACAGCAGGTAATACTTACTGCAATAAACTGTCGTGTCTTAGCTGCTGGGCCGGTAGCACTTAACCACCCGAAAATAAACTTTCTAGTATCTTCTTGTGCTTCTTGATTAGTGTAAAAAGCCTCATCCACAACATTAGTTATACCTTTAGCTATATCGTTATTGCCGCTGAAAAATCCAAGTATTGATTTAAGCACCGTAAATTACCTCTCTGACTAGTTGGGCTTCAAGACGTCTACGAGAACGATACGAGTCTTTAAAGTCCAGTAGGTTATAGTAAGCAGCAGTCCAATCACCAGTAGTTACCTGTCTCCAGAAGTTAGGAGTACGAATACGTAAGTTACCGTACTGAAAAGCTACGCTGGCTACTACTGTGCGTAGTTTCTTATCTAAACATTCAAACTTAATTGCTGCACCTGAATCAGTCCACTCCTGCATTAAGTTAATTAGTGCCTCACGTTTTGTTAATACATCTATCTGTGTAGCTTCCTCCTTAGATAGTACTAGCGGCAATTTTCTAAGTAGCTCTTCGGCTTCCTCACCTGTAACTCCTAGATACGGACGAAGCTTATCTATTAGTGCGTCAGGCAGACCTCTAATATCATGCTCGTTACGCTGACCTAAGTCACAGCCTGTAGCTACAGTTACTCCAGACTCTACTGCTCCACCATCAAGATGAGGGACATAAGCTATTAACTTACATCCCCCTTCTCTAGCAGAAATAAAGTCCCAGTCTATTAGGTTAGTTAGGGTTATCATGTTGGGAACTCTACTAACGAAAATGGCTGGGGAATTAAACAACATACTACTCCTGTGTCATCCCCTCCACCAAACGTACCGTCTATAGTCATAGTAGCTTGATTAGAAAATGTTTGAGTAAGAGTGATTGTGGGGTTAGTGGTGAACCCAAACGGAGCAACTACTTCTAGCACTTCCAAAGCCCAGTTGTTAGTACCGTTAACTTTAGCAGATACAAAAGCTTTAGCTACATAATATGCGTTAAGCGGTCCAGCATCATCGAATGAATTGGCCATTATAGCAACATCAACAATCGTTTTTCTAAAGTCATCCATAATAGGCAATAAAAACGAGTGGCTGAACGTACCTGCTACTTTATTTGAAGTGGAACAGAAACCTAAGTTGTGACCGTTATAATCCACGTTGTCAGCATTCACGTAATTGTCTTCAAACCTGCCTCTTGTGTAGCCATTAACTTTTTTGATGTTTCCGAACTTATTAAGATTCAATCCCGCAATTTCTGTAACTCGATTTTTATAAGCACCGCTGGTATTTACGTTTATGCTTGCCTCAATATCAGTACGTAAAATATTGATTGCATTAATATCTACATCAGCGCCTTGGTGTGTTATATCTAAATCTACAGTCACATTACTATTGGTGTAAGCATCACTCCTGTTAAGTTCTAATGCGTTAGCGCCCGAAGTTACTCCTGATACCGTTTTCATCCTTAACGATATTTGTGTACTATTTTGCAGCGTAACCTTAGCACCTCGTGTTGTGAAGGCTTCAATATAACCATCTATCTCAGTATTGAAAGTATTTTTAAACTCAACAGGTAAGTCAACTACTGCATCATACACATGAAATCCTGTAGCTACCCATCCAGCGGAACTGCCAAAAACTATCCCTTTTGTTGCATATGTTTCATTCATACCTACAACTACGTTAATAAAGTAACCATCAGTTAATTTATTGTTGTTATCTTCTCCCATTAACACAGCTATACCACCAACATTTTTAGTGGCAAACCCCTCAAACCTGTTTTCTACTAATGTACCAGTAACAGATACGTCGCTATCATTTTTAGTTAAGCAATGTAAACCTCCACCCCTACAGTCAGTGAATCGCAAACCTGCACCTATATTTGAATAAAAGTCACGGAAGATGAAAGCTACTTGTCCAATAACTGTATCTATACTACCCCTGAATTCAATATCATCTATATCTAAATAGCCTGTGGGTTGCACACCTTCTGACGATAGATAAGATTGAGAGCACCCTATAGGTTTATTAGGTGTTGTACTGTGTATAACAGTCGCACCACGCACACCTCTATACTTAGTTTTAGACGCAAAAGGAACAGTATCGCTAGTGAAATAGAGGACACCTGCATAATTTATTTCACCCAACCCTGACAGATTACACGCCTTTAACTTTAAGTAATCATCAGTACCATCACCTCTAGCACCAAACTGTTCAGGTTTAACTCCACCATGAAACAAACCACGCAAGTGATTACCGTCGGATGTGTAAATAATTTTACCCCCATCTTCAGTTGGTGTTTGTCCTGACACTTTTACGTATTTGTTACCACCTATCGGACCCCTAGCTGTAGCAGCCCACCCATCGTAGTAACTAACTGTTTCAACTTCCTCACCAATAGCTAATGACGGTGCAGCCGCTAACATAGCAGCCACACTTGCGAATTTACCTCTTACGAATGATTGTATATTGTGACTCATAATATGTGCTCCTTATTAAACTGGTGTATAAATTACAGTAGTGTCTGTGGAACGTCGCCACGTATCTGTAGGATTACTGCCAGAGGCATAAACTAAACTGTTTGTAGATAAGTCATACTCTGTCTTACCTCTGTATTTATTATACACATTGACTTTACTAGTTGCGTCTTGAAAGTCAGTGTTAATAAACGAACCTGAACGAGTAGCATCGGTGGGTACAACTGTGGTTTTAAGTACACGCTCATACACATTAGCGTTATTAGCTACAACATCATAATCCACTAACTCAAATGAATTAGCCACATTATCAGGTGTGACGGTAACGTTATCTGGATTTTCACGGATGTAACTAATCTTTGTACTAATTGGATTAGTCCATGTTGCGTCCACACTAATCGCTTTGTTTATAGTGCCTGCACCAGAAATAAACTGCTCACCTTTATACACTAAAGGTTCAGTAGGTTCACGAGTAGAAGAAGAATGAGCAAACCAAACTGCGTTGTTTTTATCGTCAGTATCTATGTAGTGTTTACCTTCAAACTGACCTACACCTTCCATTTTACCGTAAACTATACCTTTAACGCGGCGAGTATTACGAACTGCCATATTAGCATAACTAGCGTTAATGTCAGCTTCCTTAATTTCTTCTATTGTTTGCACAATATTTTGGAAGCTACCATTCTCAGAAGTTACTTTTAGTTTGCCACATATTAAGTTAGTACCGCCAACAGCAAACATACTAGAAGAAGGATTGACAGTATCTAACGTAACAGTAACATCAGGTAACTCAACAGTGTATGCAAAGCCAGTACCTACATCCCGTACACCATAAACTACATTACCTGCACCTGATACATCTTTAATATCTACAGTTACTTTACCTACAAATGGCTTACAGTTTTCTGTCTTAAATCCGAATGGTGCACCGCCAGAAGAATACATAGTATGATGAACTTCACCTATACTTATATTCTTATACATGTCAGCATCGTAACCAAACTTATTCATTACTGATACACCGAGACCGTTACCTCTGTTAATAGTTGTAACTTTACCTATGTTAATATCAGATAAGTCAGCTGCACCAACAAAGTTAAAGATAGCTAAAGCTTCATCAGCACCTTCATGGTCTATGAATATGTTAGGTATGTTAATATTTTTAGTAGGTCTTGATAGGTTAGAGTTTCTTATCCAGAAACCTCCAGCACCGGCTCCACCTCTAGAATAAATATAAACGTTATTTACGCTTACATTCTGCACACCAGAGTAAATATCTATTGGAGTCTTACCAGCTGTTTCACCGTCAGGAGTTATTACTACTATAAAATCAGTATTTAATTTACTGACGTTCTCTAGTAAGTAAGGGCATATCATAGAGTTAGCTGCACTTACTCTCGACATACTAATATACAAATGATCAACATCTATATCTACAGTAGAAAGCCCATAACCAGCAAGAGCAGCTGATTTAGTTAGTATAGCTCCTGCATTGTTACGAGTAGCTGTACCTTCATGCGTAAAGTTTGAGTCAGATACAACCTTAATAACGCACTTACCAAACTTCATGTTACAGTTACCCCAGTACCAAGTACCTTTAACATTAAGCTGAGTTAGTCCAGAAAAGTCCGCTACTAGGTTGTTAGCTTCACAATAGTCACTAAACCTCTGTAAGTTAGTTATCGAATCAACACCTGTTAATCCGAATGCTTCAGCAGGCAATAAACTAGACTCAATTACACGCTTAAATCTTTGTCCTTCATCATTAACAATAACAGTTCCGTTATTATCAATACTGGTTTCATCAGAAGCGTCATAGTAAAACTTACCGCCGCCTTTACCACCTTCGGTATGACTAATTACATTAAAGTCTTGCCCGTCAAAATAAGCAGTAGTAGTTCTTAAGGAAGCAATGTTACTTACTCGCAAAGCTGTATACGAACCTAACTGCTCTGGAGATAACTTATCGCTGTCTACAGTTACAGGTTTAAAGTAACGAATATCTATACTAACTCCATCATCAGGAGCAGAAGTAAATACTACATTGCCTTCACTATTAATAGTATAGTCTATAGTAGGTTTAGCAAAGTAACCACCACCTACAACTACTAACATATGGTCAGCAGCTACTTGTTCGTCAGCAGGCGCAGTAAATACTGTCTCTGTAGCATCACCGTACTGAGTAGGTTGAGTCTCAATTACAGTTACATCGCCAAAATCGAAGTTAATTTCTCCGCTGATTCCTACCTTACCTATCACTACTAATTTATCGTTAGCAGCAACTGATACAAGCAAGTTAATTTGTGACTCGTTTACTTCTACATAATCTGTTTCAGGGTCAAGAAGTAACCCGTTTTTAAATACTTCCAGTGCGCCAGTACCAACTGCATATTTAAAGCTAGTAATTTCTACCTGTACCTGGTTAGCTGTTAGTGTGAAACTCTGAGGTACTGACAGCATGTTGCCAGATATCTTAGTTTCAGGTGCCCATACGTTAGCATTACCCATAATACTCTCCTAATTAATAAGCTGTTAGACTTAGTAGCCTACTGTAGCTAATCCAGTTTGTTTAAGAAGTAACAACTGTTCTGCAACTTCTCTGGCTTGTGCGTTAGATTCTTCTAAATAACCAATCACTCTTAGTACAGTTCTAGCAGCCTCATGTATTATAAAATAAGGTACTAAGTTTGCTATCCAAGAGGAGTATTCGTTTTCAGTTACTATGGGTAATACATAGATACCTACTAGTGCTTTATCAAATGCTACTGAACTACGCAATTCACAAGTTCTGCCAGCAATATAAAACACATCACTACGTAAATAACCATAGGTATCCAATGTTTGGGTGGGGTCGATTTCTTCAAAACTAACGCCTACTTCATCAGTGCTACTATCTACTCGTTTAACGTAGTGAATAGCTCTGAAGTTATTAAACATACTATTAAGGTCTAGAGCCTGCCTGTGACTTAACTCAGTAAACTCCACCCCAGTTTCGAATAAATCGCGATAGTAAAAATCTGTAAGGTGCGCCTTAATAGTAGCTTTTTTAATAGCGGACTTAGTTTCTGCCTCTAAATCTCGCCTATTAGTAATAAGGTACACTTCTTCTAGTATCTCTGCAAAAGTCATTAGTTATTTCCTTGCGCAGGGTAATTAACTTAAAAAGCCACACTAGTGATAACTAATGCAGCTTATTTAAATTAACTAGCAGTCTGTGCTGAGTTAGCTGTTTTAGCAGAAGCCCCTTTAGTAGAGTTCTCTGTTTCGCCCATCTTAGAAGAGTAATCAAGGCTGGCAGCTAACTTAGCTCGCTCTTCTTCTCTAATCTTAAGGCGTAAACGAATGTTAGGATCTACAGCTTCTTCATTCGTTAGGCTGTCAGCACGGCCAAAAGCATTATTAGTGGCCACCATTTCTTCAAGATACTCAATAACATCGGGGTCTTTAGTTAGGCAACGGCCTTCTGTGAAAATAGCTTTCTTACCTGAAGGTAGTACTACTTTTGTAGCTTTACGGCTGAAAGTAAATACCTGCCATTCACCGTCAGTACTTTTGTCAGCATCATCTTTAGCAGTTTGTTGCTGCGCTTTTAACTTAGCTAATGCGTCGTTAGACATAATTAGTTCCTCTCAAACATTTGGTAGTAGTGGGGCTTCAACTTATGTATCCGCCCTTGGGTTTAATTACTGGTATTAACCAGCAGCTGCCGCAGTAAGGTTACGAATAACTACGTTAGCAGGTGGGTTTTTAACTAAGCAGGTACATTCAGTAGTAAGTGTACCACCGATTGCATCCACACCGTAGTCAGAAGCTACTTCGCCTTTAGTGTTATACTCCTTAGACTGGGTCTTACGATTACCTAAGTAAGCCATGTTAAAGGTAGCAAGGTCGACACCAACTGCCATCTTAGACCAAGAAGCGTTAGTATTAAACAGCGGGTGCTCAATAATACGGAAAGTACCACGAGGAGTCTTTAACGTATCGAAACGCAAACCGAAGTTAGTTTGCCCGTCCATTAATTGGTAAGTACCGTTAAGGCGACCAATCTCATTAAGTACTAACTTAGCAGCACCACCTACAAATAGCAGACGCTCGTTACTAGACTTAGGGTCAGTAGCTTGGTCAAATACGTTATCTAAGTAACCAAGTAACTGAGTCCAGTTAGTAGTTGCACCAGCAGTAAATGAGTTAACAGAGCCGCCATAAGAAGGTGGGTAATAAGCAGGGTTCTCGATGATATTAAGTAGACCATCAGAAGTACGGAAAGGTTTACCGTTACGAGTACCGCTAGACTTCTGACCAAAGAATAACATCTTTTCAATATCAGCAGCATGGAAAGCAGCACAGTCTTGGCGGTTTTCAGCTTCAGTACTATTACCTGCAATAACTTGTACTTGCTGAGCAGTGCCAGTAAGAGCCCAAGTATTACGGAAGATTTGAGTTAAGTTAGTAATCTCAACAGGTACAATATTGTTTGCATCTGGGCGAGTACTACCTTCTTCAAACGCATTACCTACTTGGTAGAAAACATCGTTATCATTAATAGCTGCCGCAGCAACAGTACCTACTGCACGTGCAACAGTTACACTAGTAGCTGAAGGCACAGTATTAATAATGATGTTTTCGCCAGTACGGTCATTGACTAGAATCATACCTGGCAACAGTTGGTCATTAGAGTCAATAGTAAAGGAGGTAGCAGAGTCAGAATAACCTGCACCATTGTTAATAGTTAACTCAGGGAATACCATGGTCTTAGCAAAGTACCCGTGAGTCACATTAGTGGCTGTCTCAGTTTTCAAGTAAGAAGTTAGTGCAAACAGCGGCGCGCTACCATTAGGCATTAGGCGCGTAATCATGCTTGCAAAAGATTTCTTAGCTAAGTTAGCCGTGAAGTTAGTAGTATTAAATACACCAGTAGACATAATAGTCTCCTTACATAGTTACAAATAAATTAGTTTTGGCCGCTTTCAACCCAACTATCCCAATCTAAGTCATCAGGAGTTTTAACTTGCTCAGGCTCAGGAGTTACTACAGCTCCTATTTGAGCTAAGTACTGAGTAGTCATTTCCGAAATTTCTTGAGGGGTAGCTTTAGGGAATTTTGTTAGTAGTTGATTGCGAACAGCATTAACTACTGGTTGTATAGAGGGGTCTTGTAACTTCTTATTAGTAGAAGTGAGGGTGTCTTGAGAGGTTAAATCTCTAATGGACTTTTGAATCTTAGGATCAACACCTTGAATAGCTTCCATAATATTACGCTTAGTTAGTTGCGTACTTACGCCAGCTGCTTGTGCTAATACCTGCTGTCCTAGCCCATTTAACAAAGTACTCATAGCTGATACTGCCTCTTCGCCGCCATTAGCAATTTGTTGTAATAACTTAGGGTCTGCTGATTCCATAAAGTTAACTTTTTGTGCAGCCTTACTAAGGTCTTCATTACTGAAAGCAGTTAACTTTAGTTCGTCATCGCCAGTATCAGTAGTTTCCCACAGTCCTTTAAAAGGGTCAACTTGGGAATTACTTTCTGCTTCTTTAGCAGCTTCAGGCGGAACTGAGCCGTTAGCTTCTGCTCCAGAATTAGAATTACTTTCTTGCCCCGCATTATCAGGTAAGTTACCTGGATTAGCAGGTTTACCTTGTTGCTGTGCAGCTTGTTGGTTATTAGCTTGTTGCTGACCTTTGTTAAATAAATCAAAAATGCTCATGGCTATTTTCCTTACATTTCAGTGGTGGTAGTTACTAGGTTAGATACATCAAGTAGATATTGAAGTGCGCGAATTTGCCCTAAATAATAGGCTTTGCCAAGCTCGTACTTTTTAGGATTATCGGCATCTACTTCTAGGTTGACTAAGCGAACAGCAGTTTCTGCTATAATGTTTTGAATAAATTGCTTTTGTATTGGCGATAATACACTAGCCATATCCTTCTGTTCTTGAGTGCTAAAAGGAGTGTGACTAAAAGCAGATAAGTCAAGTTCTACAAACTCAACTTCTTCATTATCGCCATCTATTAAATAGCTATTGTTGCTCATCGGTGTTATTTCCTTGTGGTAATTGCTGTTGCTCTTGTTGCTGCCGCGGGTTATTAGGGTTAGGATTATAACCATAATCTTGTGGTTTAGGTTGCGGAGTATTAAACTCTGCGCCTTTCTCTAAAGCTAACTGAGCTTGTTGCTGCCATGCTGACATTGCTTGCTCATACGCTAACTGCTCATCAGACTTCTCAAATGGTCTTAAGTCAGCACCTTGCGTTTTCATTAAATAAGAGAACAGTTTAGTTACGTTATATCCGCCTCCTATTTGTGGGCTAGTAGCTATAGTCTGTAAAGCGACACTAAAGTTCTCACTGTTAATAACCTTACTACTAGGTGTAAGACCGTCAGTAACTCTAAAGTTAAGTACAGCATTACGTAGTTTAATAGGGTCTACATTAACTAACTTCTCACGTGTACGACTATAAACAGCTTCTTGTCCTTGGTACTGGAGGATATTAATTTTAAGTACACGCTTAAGTGGAGTGAATAACTGAGCTTCTAGTAATATAGAAGTCATCTGGTCACTACCATTAGCATTCTGCATTACTGATTCATACTCGCGAAGAGTCTTATTACCTTTAACAAACTGACCTTGTCTAGCTTGGTTCTGGCCATTAACAGTATTAGCTAGTCCCATTAATGTCTGTATTTGCTGCATATCAGTAGCAGTATTATCATTACGATAAGGGAACTGGTAAACAGCTTTACCTAAGTCTTCGCCATAAGCAGACGGGCGAACAGGTATTTTAGCTGCTGGATTAGGACTATTAATATCCTTAGCATTAACTCTACTAGGGTCAAATAATAAGCGGTCATTAATAGCACGTCTCTGGCTAGCTATAATACTAGTCATATATGAAGTAGCTAGTTGCTGGAAGTCTTCCGCATTTTCTGCCAGTGACTTAGTTTGCACACCCAAACCATCATCTTTAGGGCGACAACCAAACACAGGTATAAGATTATGAGCATTAGTTTGTAGCTCACACTTAACAATAACAGAGTGATTGACAATGATAAGCTTAAAGATTTGCGGCGTGTTTGACTTAGGTAATATGATGTTGAAATCACTAGGAAGTATTCTAATGTATAACTTAGTAATTTCATAGCCGACCTTATATTGTATACTGCCGTTACCTTTATTACTACTTTCAATTCCAGCCCAACTGTGCCAATCTGTATCACCTACTTCAGATACTCTATTTAAGTCAAACTTACTGTTAATGTTAGGTACGTAGAAGTTATAACTGCCAATGTTAGATGCAATACTGACTGTACTAGCAGACTCAAAAGCAGGTCTTATATTAGCAGTGATAGGATCTACTAGTGAGTTAACGTAAGCTTTAGCTGCTATTTTAGACATAAATTCAGTAGTGCCCGCGAACTCACCTTTAGTTGCAAGCTCAGTAATATCTACTCTGTTGTCATAGAAGCTATTATATAAATCCCAACGCTTAATCTTATTGCCAGACCATAAAGTTTCTTTAGTACTAGCATTAGTGCCGTCAGTATCTTCTAGTGAAGTCTCTACAGTATTTACTGCTTCAGTTTCCCAATCTACTTCTATTAAACACTCATTGTATTTAAAGCCGTCGCGGAAAGCTAACATAAACTCTCGTGTCCAGCCTCCTCTAAGTGACTGCTCTTCAATAACTGACTCTAGCTGTAATGCTTCATCAATATACTCAGGCGGTGCAACTACTCCAAATAAGGGTTCGCCAGTTAAGAAAACACTAGTCTGATATACAACTGCTGCTTCCACCTGCGGCATGATTACAGGTACAGTGACATTTCTATGCTTAGTTACATCCCCTGCACGATTTGCTTGTTTAGCTTTTCGCGCCTCTTCAGTATTATCTAGTTCTCGCTGGTACTGTAAGTCAATACGCTCTAAATTACTGCGGTGCGCTTCTCTAGTTACATTACAGTTATTTTGTAGCGACTGGTAATACTTAATTAACTTTTCCTGAGATTTATTACTCAGTGTTACAGATGAGCTTATAGCCATTATTTATTTCCTCAAAACTCAGTGTTATATTCTTCTACTTCGATAGCATCATACTCTTGTGCTTCTATGATGTTACCTCCAATTACAAACTGCCCATATTCTTGTACTACTCTTGGCGCATAAGTAAGTAAGTCCAGCAAGTCATCAGTGTTATCTGTAACTAATGGATTGAACTCAGTTATTTGATTGTGTACTAATAACCTGCAACTATGGTCTACAAATATCTCACCAGCTGCATAAGCATGTAACATCTTAAGTATGCGCTGTGTCTTAGCCTTATTACCAGAGTATATGTCAACACAATGTATACCTGTAATGCCGCGCTGTTTACATATGTGCTTAAACCAATAAAGTAAGGAGTATTGAAATGCGTTAGACTCTACAGCTATTAGTGAGCAATTATGTTTTAATGCGTATGATAAAGCTACTCTTATTATGTCGCCTGGACTTAACTTATCGCTAGTACATTCCATTAATGTAGGAGTAGCTTCATATATTTCAAAGTAACCTATTGCTACATCATCACTATCTTTCTTATCGTTTGAAGGGTCAATAATAATAAAGTTACCTGCACTAATATCACCTTCTTCATAAGGTAGCATAGGTAAGTTAGCTAAGTTAATAAGCTTACTAGCATTAGCATTCTCATCATTAAGTACCTCTGATAAAAACACTTCTGGTCTACCCATAGCTAAATCGTTTTCATATTCAGCTATTAACTGCTCTTTAGGCTGTAACTCTTCCCACAGACTTGTACCATCTGCTAACAATCCACCTACAATATACTTTAGCCAGCGCGGATTATGTTTTAGTTTCCGCAATAATGAGTGCTTAGTAGGATACATATTTGCAACAAATAAGAACATGCAGCCCATAGGTGACTTAGCTTTCATTGCCGTACCTACAAACCATTGCTCTAAACTAGTACTTTGAGTTTCTGAATCTGCGCACTCTCTAGATTGTATGTCATCAAATAACATAACATCTGGACGCTCATTCTTTAAGTTAATGCCACGAACATTACCTTCAGCACCTAAACCAGCTATAATAATAGTACGTCCGCGATAACCAAACTTCTTAAGTCCTTGTGTATCTTTCTCAATACCTATGCGCCAATCACCGAATACTTCTACTATATTAGGCTCTTCTAGCATGTCTATTACATCAGCTATAATATTCTCTGCTAATTTTGCAGTAGCTGCTAGTACTAGTAAAAACTTCTTATTTGTAAATAATATGCAGTAAACTAAGAACAGCTTCATCAGTGTTGACTTAGCAAACCCGCGAGGTAAACCTAATGCTAACTGCGGAAATACTCTTTCTTTTTCAGCCCACTCAGTTAACCACTGCCAAGCACTAATAAAATGGTCTGGATATAAGAATGTAAATACATTAGGCATACATAAGCCAGCTAGTATATTTAAGTCAGCTTTACATGCTTGCTGTATTTCGGTTACAGAAACCCCGACTTGTTCAACTGGGTTATAACTAGCCTCAGTTACATTATTAGAAGTTACTTCAGAAGCTAACTCAGCAGATACCATTTCAGCATACTTCTGACCTTCTCCTAAGTCATTAAGTAACTTCTGTGTTTTATTGGTACGGTTATTCTTCATAGGTTAGTAATGCCTTGTTATCATTCAGTATCTGTATTAGGTACTTCCTTAATAGATACAACTTCGTTTTTATATAACTTATCGACTAATTGAGAAAGTAATTTACATGCCGCCTTTTTATCCTTATCTGTAGGCTTGTGTGACTTATGTAAAGTTCGTATTTCGCCTTTACTTAGTTTAACTTTCTCCGCCAGAGTTATTTTCTCGTTCCTCAATAACATTACGAGACTCCTCTAGTTTAGTTTGTAGAGTGTCTGCATCCATAGTAGTAAGCTCTCTTTCGCCTACTTGTATTACTTGATTGTTGACATTAGTTACAAACTTTTGCTTAATTATTTGAGGCATTGCTATTTGTACTATATCTGTTTTATCAGTAATAGCAGCTGTATTAGTATTGCCTCTACGTTTAGCTTGGTTAATTACAGTAATAGCTTTAAGTAGTGTATCGGGCTTAATTATAAGACCTAATGACTTTTTAAGTTTCTTTAGTAACTCATCTTCTATTTCATCATACACGTTATCACGCATAGTGTTTTTCTGTAAGTTAAGAAACCGCCGCTTTTGTACTTCGGCAGCAAAATTTTCATCTGCTAATAACTGTGTGATTCTAGCTGGAGTTACACCTAGCGCACTAGCAACTATTTCGTTAGCTATACCTTTACCTAATAAGTCTAGAGCTTTTTCTTCAGTAGTACTAGTTACACCTTGTCTGCCACTATTAGATTGTGTAGCAGGAAGTGAGTTATTACTAGTATCTACATCTGTATCTAACATCTGCTCACCAAGCTCAGCTAGGATGGAATTCGCG